TTGAAATCGAAGGGTCACAACGAGTATGACATACCTAGAATTAGTCAATGATGTACTCACTCGTTTGCGTGAGACTAATGTTTCTACTGTTTCAGAGACAACATATTCTGCTTTGATTGGCAAGTTTGTCAATGATGCAAAGCGACAAATTGAAGATTCTTACACTTGGAATTGCTTGTCTCAAACCATCACAGTAACTACTACTGGTGGCACACATTCATATTCTTTGACTGGTTCTGGTCAGAAGTTTCGTGTAATGGACTCCTTGAATACAACTAGCAATGTTGTGATGGATGACATTCCTTTTGCCAGTATGAATCGCAAGTTGAACTTTGTGACTCCAGTTCAAGGAATCCCATCTGAGTACTGTTTTAATGGTGTAGATGGCAGTGGTGATACAAAGATTGACTTGTATCCAATTCCTAATGGTGTCTTCACTATTTTGTTTGATGTGATCATTCCACAAGCGGCTTTGACTTCTGATGGCACTTCTGTCAAGGTTTTAGATTATTTGGTGACTCAGAGTGCTTATGCACGTGCTTTGATTGAGCGTGGTGAAGATGGTGGTACTAGCTCTTCTGAGGCTTATGCGCTGTTCAGAGGTATGTTGTCTGATGCCATTGCAACAGAGAGCACACGTTATCCTGAAGAACAAGTATTTGAGGCAGTGTAATGGCAGCTCCACTACAAAGTAACAGTGTAAGCGCACCAGGCTTTTATGGTCTGAATACGCAAGACTCTCCATTGGATTTGTCTTCTGGCTTTGCTTTGGTTGCTTCTAATTGCGTGATTGACCAGTATGGACGTATTGGTGCTCGCAAGGGTTATACATTGGTTAATTCTTCATCTGGAAACCTTGGGTCTAACGATGTAACTGTTATCCATGAGTTAGTGCAGATTGATGGCACATTGACTGTGTTGTTTGCTGGCAACAATAAGTTGTTCAAACTTGGTACTTCCAATGCTGTAACTGAGTTGACCTATGGTGGTGGTGGTTCTGCTCCTACCATTAGTGCTAGTAACTGGCATTGTGCTTCTTTGAATGGAATCACTTATTTCTTCCAATCTGGACACGATCCATTGATTTATGACCCAGCGGTAAGTACTACCACTTATCGCAGAGTTTCTGAGAAGACTGGTTATGTAGGTACTGTTCCTCAAGCAAACATTTGTATTTCTGCTTTTGGTCGTTTGTGGGTTGCCAATACATCTACTAACAAAGTAACGATTACTTTCTCTGATCTGATTGCAGGTCATGTATGGGGGGGTGGTACTACTGGTACTTTAGATGTGTCTCGTGTATGGCCTAATGGTTCTGATGAGATCATGGGATTGGCGGCACACAATGATTTCTTGTTTATCTTTGGTAAACGACAGATTCTTGTTTACTCTGGTGCAACAACCCCTGCAACGCTCCAGTTAAGTGACACAGTAGGTTCTATTGGATGTATTGCTAGAGATTCTATTCAGAGTATTGGTACTGATGTAATTTTCTTGTCAGACTCTGGTGTTCGTTCATTGATGAGGACTATCCAAGAGAAGTCTGCTCCTTTGAGAGACATCTCTAAGAATGTTCGTTCCGATTTAATTAGCTCTTTAGCTGTTGAGACATTGGCTAATTTGAAGTCTGTTTACTCAGAGAAGAATGCTTTTTATCTGTTGGTTTTGCCTACTTCAGCACAAGTCTATTGTTTTGATACAAAGATGCAATTGCAAGATGGGTCTAACAGAGTAACCAAGTGGGATTCAATCACTCCTAAGTCTTTATATGCGCTTAGAAATGGTGATTTATACATTGGTAAGACTGGATACATTGGTAAGTATGATGGTTACTTAGATAACACTTCTACTTATCGGATGGCGTACTACACGAACCATGCTGATTTAGGCAATGAGAATCAGATCTCTGTTCTTAAGAGAATCAAGACAATCATCATTGGTGGCTCAAACCAGTTTGTGACGATCAAGTGGGGATTTGACTTCGCAGCCAATTATCTGTCTGCAAACGCCAACATTGCTACACAATCTATTTCTGAGTATGGAATAGCTGAATATGGGGTTGCTCAGTATTCAAGTGGTGTGCTTATCAGAACATTGGATGTGAATGCTTCTGGTATGGGAAAGATTGTTCAAACTGGTTACGAAACTACAATTAACGGCACTCAATTATCAATTCAGAAGATTGAGATTCAATCTAAGAACGGGAAAATATCATGAGTAACTACACAAAAAGTACTAACTTTGCAACTAAAGACAATCTAACACCTGGTGATCCACTCAAGATTGTTCGTGGTACTGAGATTGATACTGAGTTCAATAACATTGCTACTGCTATTGCTACGAAGACAGACAATGCTTCTGCTGCGGTAACTGGTGGAACTATCAACGATACAACCATTGGTGCGACTACTGCATCTACTGGTGCGTTTACTACCATTAGTGCTACTGGTGCTATTACATCTACCTTGGCTACTGGTACAGCGCCTTTAGTGGTTGCTTCAACTACGAAGGTGACTAACCTTAATGTTGACTCATTAGATGGTGCTGATTGGGCATCTCCTGCGGCTTTAGGTTCTACTACCCCTGCGGCTGTCTCTGCTACGACTTTGAGCGCTTCTGGCAATGTAACCCTCTCTGGTGGTACTGCTAATGGTGTTGCTTATTTAAACGGCTCTAAGGTTGTTACAAGCGGTTCTGCGCTTACTTTTGATGGTACATCTTTAGGTGTTGCAGGAACGGCAACTAATGCGGTTAGCGTCACTTCAACAGCTACTACAACAGCTTTGAAGTTAGATAACACCAATGCAAATGGATGGGGTAGCAATCTTGCTATTTTTACAGGTGGGTCTGCCGCAGGTTATTTTGGCACGATTGGCTCTTTGCTTGGAAGTACAGCACAAGACCTTGCTATTTACGCAACCTCTAGCAAGGGTGTTCGTATTTACACAAACGACAATAACGAAAGAATGCGTGTCACAAGCGCAGGGGATGTGGGTATTGGTACAAGTAGTCCTAGCCAGAAACTTGATGTGGCTGGAAATATAACTGCTACAGCATGGCTTGGTCGTGCTAATGGTTCTGCCCCATCTGCTGACTGCGCCATCTATCGTGCTGCTGACAACACGCTTGGTTTTAGTACAGCAAGTACAGAGCGTATGCGCCTCGACTCCTCAGGCAATCTAGGCTTGGGAGTTACTCCTAGTGCTTCAAACGCTTGCACAAACATTGAACTACCTTACGGGGCTACTTTGTCGGCTCGTAGCAATACTGCAGCACCACAGTTTGCAATGATGAGCAACGCTGTTGGAAATTGGTACGCCGCCACATACAAGATTAACGGGTTTGCAACACAGTACACGCAACAAGGAAATGACGGCACACACGCTTGGTACACAGCCCCATCAGGCACAGCAGGAAACGCCATTACCTTTACTCAGGCAATGACTCTGGATGCTAGTGGGAATTTGATGGTTGGCACGACAACACCAACTGCAAATTGCAAACTTACTGTAACTGGTGCTGGTATTTCAATTGCGGGTGGTCGAGGTTCTACTTTTGCATTGGCTTATCCTGATTGGTCAATCTACAACACAAGTAGTGGAAACGCATTAGCGTTTGATAACGGCACAGAACGTGCCCGTATAGACTCAAGCGGTAACTTGCTGTTGGGCGCTACTTCCGCACACAACTTTGGGATTCCATCAATTCAGGCTGGTGGTTCAAACGCAAATGCCATTATTTCTGTTCGCAGGGATACAACAAGTGCAGCAGACCAAATTCTTTTTTATAACCCCAATGGTTCGGTTGGTAGTATTTCAACAAGTGGTTCATCAACAACTTATGGAACATCATCAGATTACCGCCTAAAGAACACCATTGCACCAATGACAGGTGCTTTGGCTAAAGTTGCATTGCTAAAGCCTTGCACTTACAAATGGAACGCTGACGGCTCTGATGGTCAGGGCTTCATTGCTCACGAGTTGGCTGAAGTTGTCCCTCAATGCGTGACAGGCGAAAAAGATGCAGTCAACGAAGATGGCAATCCTCAATATCAAGGCATCGACACATCATTCTTGGTGGCTACTCTCACAGCGGCTTTGCAAGAGGCTCATGGCTTGATTAAAAACCTAGAAACTCGTATTTCAGCATTGGAAGCAAAATGACTACTACTTGGAAAATCACAAACCTTGACCGCAACACAGCCGATGGTTTTGTAACCACAGCCCATTGGAACGCAACAGCAATAGATGGAGAACACTCTGCCTCTGCCTACGCAACAGTCTCATGGGCTGAAGGCACTCCTACAATTCCTTACGCAAACCTCACAGAAGCCACAGTCCTTGGTTGGGTGTGGGAGTCTGTTGACAAGGAATCTACAGAGGCTTCTTTGGCGGCTCAGATTGCTTTGCTGAAAAACCCTGTAAAAGCTACTGGTACACCTTGGTAAGTTGAAAAGCACAAATCCCTAAAGTGGAGTAAAAATTATGGCTAGAGCAAGAGAAAACAATTTCCTGAGAGACTTCGAGGACACAGGTTTACAGCCTAGTATTCAGCAAATTCTTGCTCAGACACCTGTTGTTCAGCAACCTTCTATGGCAAAGCAACCTACTATGGCTACAGATAAAGCAACAATCATTGATAACTTGGTAAAACAAATCCAAGCCAGAAGCAACACATCTCAATGGTCAGGTGGTGTTGGTGCTGATCAAGCTACTAAGGACATGGCTCGAATTCTTGCTGAAACAGGAATTACAGACATTAGTCAGTTTGGCCCAATAACCCAACAAGTTGAGAAGATAGTTGGTTATGAGGATTGGGGTGACCCAATTTATCAGACTGTAACTGAGCAAACCTATGGCAATAAGGTAACTGGTCAAGCAGTTCCTAACACCTACACAACGCGACAAACAGGTGAGTTCTTTGGTGGAACTTACGAGGGTAAGGGTAATACTGGATATGGTGTTCAGTTTGATGAACAAGGAAACCCTAGTTTCTTTACCCAAGGTGCATCAAGCCGTGATCCTATTGTAAAAGCTGCAATCCCTATCGGTGCTCTTGCATTGGGTGCTTATGGTGCTCAAAGTCTATTGGGTGGTGCTGGTGGCGGTGCATTAAGTGGTGGTGCGGCTTCAGGTTTAACAGCCGCAGAAGCCGCAGGATTAGGTTTAACAGCTACAGAGGCAGCCGCATTAGGATTGCCAGCGGCAGAGTTTGCGGCGGCAGGTACGGGTGGTTTACTCTCAAGTGCTGCTCCTAGTCTTGCCGCAGTAGCTCCTGAAGTAGCGGCTATTGCACCTTCTGTTGCCCCTGCTGTTGCTTCTGTTGCACCAGAGGTTGTTGCTTCTACAGTTGCACCTGCTGTTGCTTCTGCTGTAACACCCGCTGTTGCACCAACAGTAGCCTCGACTGCTGGTGGCCTTTTAAGTTCTGCAATACCAGGCGCAGGTACTATTGGTGGTGCTTTGGCTTCTGGTGCTTTATCATCTTTAGGTGGTGCTTTGGGAGGTGCTGTGACTGGTGGATTAAACAATCTTATTTCTGGTGGTTTAGGAACTGCTGGCAACTTGCTTCAAATGCAACAATCAAGAGAAGCGGCTCAAAAGGCTCAAGCAATGATTGAAGCAGAGACTGCTGCCGCTAAAGAAGCCGCACAGTTCCGTCCTGTTGGAATGACAACTAGATTTGGCACTTCTGAGTTCAAAGTTGATCCTACAACTGGTCAATTGGTTAGCGCAGGGTATACCTTAACACCTGAAGCTAAAGCCCAACAAGATAGATTGGTTGCTTTACAGAACCAAGGATTGACTCAGGCAGAACAAGCTCAAGCACAATTTGCTCCTTTGCAAACAGGCGCTCAATCTCTATTTAACCTTGGTAATCAGTACTTGGCTAAAACTCCTGAACAAGTTGCTCAGAACTATCTTGCTCAACAGTTGGCTTTGTTGCAACCAGGCAGAGAGTTAGAGTTGGCTAATCTGCAAAACAGACTACAACAGCAAGGTCGTTCGGGTCTTTCTGTTGCTCAAGGTGGCTCTTATGGTGCTACGACTCCTGAGTTACAGGCTTTGTATAACGCTCGTGCTATGCAAGAGGCTCAATTGGCGGCTCAAGCCCAACAAGCTGGTCAACAGCAAGTTCAGTTTGGTGCGGGATTGCTTGGTCAAGGTGCTAATGCAATGGGCCAGTACTATGGTGGTCAGCAAGCGGCTTATGCGCCTTATACGACTGCTTCTGGACAAGTTCAAGGTCTTGAGGCTCTTGGTCAACAGCCATTGACTATGGGAATAGGTCTTGGTCAACAAGCAGCACAAGCTGGGGCTAATGTTGGAAGACTTGGTTTGACAGGCGCTCAATTAAGTACTAATTTGGCTACAAGTGCTGATGCAACAAGAAACTTAGCGGCTCAAGGACTGATTGCGGCAGGTAATCCTAATGCGATGTTTGGCAATGCTATAGGGGGGCTACTCAGTGGTGGCGCACGAGCATTATTTAGCCAAACTCCTCTAGGTAGTTCTGGTTTTGGAACTGGTTTAGCCTATAGTAATCAAGACATGGGCTTGTATTTTTAAGGAGTCATCATGGCAGATAGTATGGTAGCGGGTCTTTTTGGTTTGACTCCTGAGATGTATCAAAACCAACAGTATCAACAAGATTTGAAGCGTGGTTATGAGTTAGCCCAACTCTCTCCTGGTGCGGCGGCTCAAGCGGGTCTACAAGCTAGTGTTGGTCAACTAGGTCGTGGTGTGGCTGGTTTGATGGGTGTAGAAGACCCACAAATGAAGATAATCTCTGCTCGTCAACAGATTATTGGCAGACTTGATCAAACAAACCCTACATCAATGCTTGAAGGGGCTAAGATGCTTGCCCAAATGGGTGACCAACAAGGTGCTTTTGCTTTGGCAGACTATGCCCGTAAAGCGCAAAGTGAGATTGCTCAAGCACAACAGCGTATGGCAGCGGCTAATCGTGAACGTCAACAAGCAGTCCCTAACGATATTCAGATCGCCAATGAAATTGCCACTTTGACAGATGCTCAAGATCAATTAATGAATCAACCCGCATCACCAGAGCGTGATCGTGCAATGAATTTAATTACAACTCGTTTGACTCAGCTTGAGCGTTTGACTTCTAAAGCAGAAAAAACAGAGCCTAAAACTAGCTATGGCCCTGAGGCTGACAGGGTAGCAAAAGGTAGATTTGGCGTAAACTTTTCTGATTTAACACAAGCTCAAGCAAAAGAAGTTGATGATATTTTGGAAGCTCGTGGTGTTACTAAAGCTAAAGAAAGCGCCTCTAAATTAGTATTACCTGGCCAACCTGTTGAGCCAAAAGATTGGATGGCTTTTGACCAAAATGTTCTTAGCAAAGACCCAACAATGCAAAGAACATCAACAATTTTGTCAGATGCGCCAAGTGCTATTGAGATTATTAGATCATCTACTACTAACGATATTTCTGCCGCTACTTTGCCTGGCGCCTTAGCTAGGTTGACAGGCGAGGGCAAGAATATGTCCAATGCAGATGTCAATAGATATGCTCGTACTGGTGGATTGGATGATCGTTTAGCACAAGATGCTGTTAAGTTCTTTACTGGCAAAACAACTGATGTCAAAAAAGATCAGGCAGAACGATTCGCAATTGCTCTATATCGTGGCGCTTTAATTGAACGCAAAAAGAAACTTGAAGATGCTGCTGAACAATATGGTTATTCAGAATCTCCAAACTATAAAGTTGCACTTCGTCAGATTGACACTCAGCTTGGACAGTTTAAACTTGTTAAAAAAGGTGAGACTACACCTCCTTCACAAAAAACTGGCGATCCTTTGATTGACAAGTATCTTTTCCCAAAAGCGGAGAATAAATAATGGCAACTTATGAACAAGTAATGGAAGCCTTGCGTAGAGCAGATGCCGAGGGAAATGTTGAGGATGCTCGAAAACTGGCTCAAATGGCTTCTGAACTACGCCCACAAGGTGCTGGTGGTGGTAGGGGTCTTATGGGTGGCCCAACAGCTCAAGGCAGAGCTAGAGCCGCTATGGGGACAGGTGAATTATTGCTTGAAACTATAAAAAAAGGTGTAACTCAGCCTTTTGCAAGAGCCGCAGCAGGTTCTGCCATGCAACAAGGTACATTCGCTGGTGCATTTCCAACACAACCAGAACTAGAAGGCATTACAACTGAAAGTGTTCAACGTGGAATGGGTGTTGACACAAACATTCGACCTACAACAACAGCTCAAAAATATGGAATGGCGGCTGTTGAAGGCTTAGTTGATCCTACCAACCTAATTGGTTTGCCAGTTACCACGGCAGGTCGTTTGGCTCTTGGATTTGGTTCTGCTATGGCGGGAGTTGGTGGTGAATTTGGTGGAGAAGTTGGTAAACAAGTAGGTGGATTGCCTGGTCAAATAACAGGTGGTATTTTGTTTGCTTTGTTGTCAGGTGCTGGTGGCACTAAAGCTGTTGGCTTAATGGCTGATGCTAGAAATAAAGTCAATTTAAAAGATTTCAATGTTGAGGATTTAGCGGGTGTTGAAGGCACTTCTCAGGCTAAAGATTTGGTTGAAAAAGCATTGGCGGCTGACCCAAATCTTAAAACTCGTTTAGAGGACATCAAGAAAAAGATTGCTTTTGTTGGTGGACAACCAGACATCTTGGCTACTGGTGGTGTCGATAGTAGGATTCTTCGTGCAAGTTTAGAAAACTTAGCAAGCAAAGATGCAAAAGTAGCTGGTGATTTAAAGAAAATTTATGATGACTTGCAGACTGCTGTGCGTGTCAAAGCTAATGAGCTGTACCCACAGCCTAGTTCAGGTAATAAATTTATTCCCGCTGAGATTCCAACAGCATCAGCAAAAATTGCAGAACTTGAAATTGACTATGGTAAAAGATTAAAAGCACTTTCTGACCAACAAGAAAAACTTACTCAATCTTTGAATTTGGCTGGAAATATTGCGCCTGTTGATCTTGGAAAACCAATTCAGGGTGTTGTTTTAGCGCAAGAGGCTGCGGCTCGAAATGCTTTGTCACCAGAATACGAGAGTGTTAAGAAGCAAGCCTCTCAATTAGGCGCTATTTTGCCAGCCAATGAGACTCAAACCTTGTTAAACACGGCTAAAGACTTGTTTATGCAAGATCCTTGGGGTCGTCAATCTGACCTATTAAAACTTGTCCAGAAGCAATCTGGTGAGTTTTCACGCATGAGAAAACAAGGCCAAACAGATACAACTCTGCCAGCAGTCCCTGGTCAAGCACCTCCAGTTGATTTAACTGTTGGTATGGACATAACAAGCCTTGACTCATTAAAGCGTAGGGTTGCCGCTGACATTCGTACTGTTAAAAATGACGCTACTAAAGATAAGTTGATCCTTTTGCAACAACGAGTTGATGAGGCGCTTAATAGAGTTCAAAATGCTAGTGGCGACATCAATGTTAATTTCAGAGGTGAGAAAACAACATTTGGTAACGCTATGTCGCAACTTGACTTGGACTACTACAACAAAGTAGGAATTCCATTTAAAGATGCTGATGCCATTCAGAAGATTGGTTCGCAAGAGTATGCAGAACGAATTGCCCCTCAGTTGGCAAGCAGTCCTACAGCAATGACTCAGTTTTTAAAGGTTGCTGGTGATGAGGGTATGCCTTTGGCTGAAAAAGCAGTTATGTCTAAGTTATATAACGCTGCTTTAAACAAAGAAGGTTTTATTGATCCTATAAAGCTAAATTCTTTGATTACAAAGACAAGCAACAATGGTGGTTATAGCGATATTCTTGCTCAATTGCCTGGTCTTAAAACTAGGCTTGATGATGCTGCCAATAGAGCAAATCTTCTTTCTGGTGAACGAGTAGCCATTGATGATGCCGCAAAAGCTGAGAGAGTTCGTTTAGGCGACTCTTTCTTGGCAAACTACGAAACTGGTGGTGTTGATGCAATTACAAGTCGTATGCTTGGCTCTACTGGTAAAGGTTATCAATCAAAATTCTTTAATGATTTAAGCAAACTGTCTCCAAACGATCAAACTAACACTACCTTGGCTGTTCAAAACGCTTTGGTTACAAAGATGTTAGACAACAAAGACCCGTTTGCCTATTTGCAAAAGAACAAAGATACGTTTGTTCGTTTGTTTGGCAAGCAACACTATGACAATTTGGCTTCTTTGGCTGATGTTCAGCGATTGGCAACTAAAGTAGATGTAAATCGCCTTCCTGTAGACCAAGCTGCTATTAAGGAGATGTCTGCTTTACAACGACTTATGGGTGGTGTTGATCCCAAGAGAGTGTCTGCTATTTTGGTTAACCAGATTTCAAGTGTGTTTAACAAAGGTTTCCGTATTGCGGCTGCTATTGGACAAGAAAACATAGATCAAGCTACCAAAGAAGCGCATAGAAAACTCTTCATGGACAAAGGTGGTTTGGATGGGGTAATTAAGGCATCTACCCGTCTGATAAACAAAAAAGGTAAAGAGGTAGAGTTGGCAGATTTTATTAAGCCTGGCGACTTATCTAACTTAGCAAATTCTCTTGGTATGTCTGTTTTAAGGACAGGATATTTGGGTGGTCAAGCCGCACTTTCACCAAGTGAAGTTATGTCACCAGAACCTGAATCATATTACGAATACAACCCAACACGCTAAAGTAGTACCATGATAGATCCAGTAACAGCTCTAGCAGGAATACAGAGTGCTGTAAAACTGATTAAACAGGCTTCTAAGACTGTTGATGATGTTGCTTCTCTTGGGCCACTATTAGGTAAGTATTTCAATGCTAAGAGTGAGGCTACGAAGGCTGTTGTAGAGTCCAAGAAGAAGGGTGGCTCTAGCATGGGTATGGCTATCGAGATTGAGATGGCTCTTGAGCAGACCCGTGAGTTTGAGAAAGAACTTCAGATGTTGTTCTTTCAGGCTAATA